CCTGTAAATTTTTCTTTTTTATATGGTCTTCGGTTTACCATATCAACAAGTTGCTCAGATTTTAAAGGATATTTTTTACTGCAATTTTTTAATAATTCCATTATGTAAATCGTTAGCTGCTTTTCTTCATCTGTTAAATAAGCCGTGATTTCTTCAAAGTTTGTAATCATTTTTTTATTTTTAAAGGTTTTAAAATTATACTTCGTTTATTTCTATTGGTTGTAATTGATTTAAATTTAACGCTAAAAATTTTTTATTATCTTTTGTACTTTTTACCCACGCTGAAATTCTAAATGCTTTATTTTCTATTTTTATGTAACCTAAATAATCGGGGTGTGTATTTAATTTTTTATTAGGATTAGGGTTTAAATGCCCAGCGCCATTCAATAATGTTTCTAAATACTTTTCTGTTTTCATTTTTTTGTTTTTGAAAGGTTTGAAAATAGAGTGGGGAATCGTACACTCTTTGAGTTTTCAACTATTGCAACGTTTACAAAATCTGCAATAATCTTTACTTTTTCCCCACTCTTAGCGTAGATGGTTTTTCGGTTGTAGCTAACGACATCGTTTATAATATACACTATTTGCTTATCGTTGTTTTAATGCTCGTTGTTGATGTTTTAGCTGGCGGATATAAAGTAACTAATTCATCACTAAATAAAACTTCCATAGGGTGTTTTAAAGCCTTAAGGAACGTTTGACGTTCTTTAATCTTAAACTCAATAATAGCTTTTTGTTCTTCGAGTTCTTTTAACTCAATATCGCCCGTTAATGAGTAATCGTATTTAGTACCAACTTCAGCAACTTCGAGTTTTGTACCCGATGCCGTTACGTGCGCTTTGCCGTACTTACTAACCTCGTTTAAAATGTAATCTTTGTAATTTGGATTATCTTTTATTTCCTTAATTAATAAATCCATTTTTGCAAGGTTTTCTGCGAGTTTAATAATGTTACCGCTTAGGCATACATTATCAACTACTTTGTTTGCTAAATACTGAATATTTGCTTTACTAATTTGTTCGTTTATTTCTGGTAACATAGCTTTCTCTTTTATAAAGTTTAAAAATCTCTAATTGAATTTCGGGATAAACACGTTTTAAAATTTTGGTTTCATCTTCGGTATAACAAATTGCGTCGCGATCATATTTGGAATTTCTGAGCCTGAATGGTTTGTTAAACAGGTTTAAAATATTAATATATTCGCCGTTTATTTTTGCGTAATATTTCAAGGTTTTACTTCTTTATTTATGCTTAAAAATATTGTTTCGATTTCTTTGTTCAACTTATATTTTTCTTTAATTTTTGCAACCAATCCGCCACTTTGAACGTATGCAATAGCTTTCTCAAACTCTGGAGTGCCTTTATTTAGCCAAGCTTTGCCGTCCTCTTTTACAGGTACTTTTACTTCCGTGCGTCCGCTTGCTTTATTCGCGTCGTCATCAAATAAAAAATCATCAATTTGCAAGTTCAAAATACTGCTGACGCAGTACCTGCGCATATAGGTCAAACACGAACCCTTGTCTTGGGGTGTTTCCTTTACAGGCTTCATTGTGTACGTTGCCTCAATCCATTGTCCAGACGTGTGCATTAATAAACAATAAAGGGAGTTTTCATCTATTGGAAACATTGTTAGCGCTAATCCGCTTTCAGCTAATGGCTCAGTAATTGCCTCGATAATTTTAGGTAGCGATGCGTAAGTTGATTTAAAGAAAGGGTTTTTTGCATCTTTTTTTATTCCTTCGCATTTCACGTGGAATAAGATTAAGCCTTTGGCTAATTCGTTGATTTCGTTTGATTTCATTTTGTTTAGTTTTTAGTATCTGATAAATTTAATTGTTGGATTTTCTTTAATAATCTTCGAGATGTGTTGTTCTTTTAGTATTAATTCTATTATAAAACTCCATTTTTCTTTTGTTTTCTTTATTCGCTTTTCGCGTTTGTTCGGTAAAAAAGATTTTTGCATAAAATGTAATTATTAAAAGTGTGATTACTATAAATGCTACTACCATATAAATTGAGTTAAAATTGATTGTATATTAGATTCCATTCTATTTAATGATTTTTCAAAGTCAATGCAGGTTGTACTTATGTAATCGTATAAATCTTCGCGCTTGTATTCGTATTCCATTTCATCCCAGTAGTTTTGAAAGGTCAAAATATAAGCGCGAGTTATTAATTGCCCGGTGCTCATATCGTTTGCCTCAAAATATAACTTTTCGTGGCGATCTAAATACGCTTTAAATCTATCAACCGAAACGATAATCGAATTTTCAACAAAGTTGTTTTTTTCGATTTGAACGATAATGTTATCGTCTTTTAATGCGAAATCAATAATTTCAAATAGTGGCTTTTTTTTCATTTTGTTTTAGTTTAGTTAGTGAATAATTTTGTAACATTTTTGATAAGGTTAATTTACCACCGAGCGAATTAATTTGATTTTCGGATAGGTAAATAATTAACGCTTTCTTTTTGTCTTGTTCTGGGATTGGCTTGCGCCCTCTTTTTTGTTGCATAGTTTTTATAATTGGTTAAAAATTGAATCGCCGAGTAAAGCGAGAATAATAATGATTGTTACTGTGATTGCGTCTTTTGTAGATTGTTTCATTTTGTTTTGTTTTTAGTTTTAGTTTGATTGTTAATTATGATGCAATCTACAACCAATATTTTTATAAACCAAATAAAAATAAAATATTTTTTTATTTTTTTTATGTTGTTTTGATAAAACTCAATGCAGTATTGAATTACAGGGCAAAAATAATTTAAAAAAAAACTCCCAATGTAGAAACATCGGGAGTTAAAACCTTTGAAAAAAGCCATAACGTAAAAACGTTTAGCCGATATATTCACTAAACAAACAAAACTAAATCTTAAAATATAATTCCGCTTCAGCTATTCGCCTGCGGGTTAATCCTTTTAATTCAATTAATTGCCCACCAACTCGCGCCTTATTCCATTTCATAAACTCCGCTTTAATGCTCGCGTCATTTGGGTTTGCAACTATCTTTTTTTTGAGCGTTGATTTCGCAAAAGCGCCGATTCCAAGATTATAAATAAACGATAACAAAGCGTCGATTTGATTTTGATTTATTTTTAATCCGTGCAAAGAAAAGGCTTTATTTTTTAACTCCCACATCAATAATTCATTCGCCTGGTGTTCGTTGATTGTATCGCCTAATTTAATCTTTAAACCTGTTGTGTACATAGTTGAGCCGTAGCCTATTGTAGGCACTCCAGCGGGGCATAAATACGCCTTTGGTTTATAACCCTCAAATAGTTTAATTAAGTTTATGCAATTTTGTGTTACTATCATTTTTTAAGTTGTAATATGTTACCAATAATTGCGCATAAAAAGGCTATTATAAGCCAAGTTATCCATCTGTTTTTCGCCGTTACTTTATTATGCAATTTATTATTTAATGCAGTTGATTCAATTAGTTTTTTATTAACATCAATTAATTCCAATTCGCACGATCTAATTTGCGCACTATCTTTAATCGTTTTAATAATCGTGTTTGTTTTATTTACATATTTTAAAATCGCGCTACCTTTTATTATTTTATTTCGTGTAATCAATATAGTATCTTTTGCGCTGTAATCTGGGCATTCAATAGTTATGTAATTAGTATCAAAATTTGTAATTGTATCTATTGCAGTAATAATGCAAGGGAAGGTATCTTTGCAGAATTTTGCAAAGAGTTCGGGGTGTTTCTTATTTAATTTGTCAAGTTTTTTGCTCGGATTACACGACCAAATCGTTATCGTCATTAGGACAAATATCAAATATCTCATTATAAATTGTGTTTATTGATTCGCTTATAATAGCTATCGCTTGAAATTGTATTGTTTTTATCGTTTGTCGTTCTTCCTCATCCATTAAACCCATATCGAGTAAATCAACAGCTCCCAAAGCATTAAAAGCAGACGCTATAAATTCGCTACTTTTATCTTCGTATTCAATTTCAATTTCATTATCCAAAATTTCTTTTAACATAATTTGCCTTTTATAATTGAATAATTTTTAACCGTATAATCGCCATCGCTGGCAATTTGTATGTGAGCAAATCCGTGCATGGTATTTCCTACTAATGGCGAATAATCGGCGCGTAATTCACAAAGGCAACCTGTACTCCAACAACTTATTATTTTGCCGTCTAAATCAGTTTCTGGATGGTGGCTTGGTCTATGTAGATGACCAACAATTAACGATTGCTTTGCCCTTAAGAATGCGCCACGCGATGGGTTAACAGGCGTAAACGCTCCCTTAAAAATATGGTGTCCGTGTGTTATTGATAATTTGCCAGCCTTAACCAAAACTTTGTCGTCTAATATCTTAACGCCTACGGAATTTAATTGCAATCTTTCCTCTAAAAAAAAGTAATCGTCGTTCCATATCTCCCGCACCTTTGAATATAAAAATTTTTCCCACCTGATACAATGATTTCCTTTTAACCAATAAATAGAAGCCTTTGGAAATGCTTTGCGTAATTGAACTAAAAACTCCCTCGTAGCATCGAACTCTTGTTTTACGCTTCGTTTCTTTGGATCGCTTTCAAATTTACTTATTTGGTGGTTGTCGATTAAATCGCCATTAATAAATATAGTATTTACTTTTTCTTTTTTGCCGTAATCTAAGGCAATAGTAACTGCATCAATATTGTGGTAAGGTATATGCAAATCCGATATAAGCAATATGTTGTTACAACATATAGGCAAAATAAATGGATCTCGTTTTTCTTCATAAGATTCAGGTAAATTATAAGGGTTTTTTGGTCTGTTTTCAGCCATAAAAAACTCGGTTTTTTTTATTATTTTTCTGTGGTTATCCCCTGTTTTTCCTTCAATATATCTCAAACGATTCCGCACTACTTCAACATCTTTAAACATTAAATTATTTTCCGCATATACTATCCGTGCCAATTTTAACGTCGGCATATCTGGAAACCTTTTGCGGTATTCTCTGCAAAGATTACTTTGATTCTTTTGCAAATAATTTCCCTGTTGAATTGGTAAATAAGTTTTTCATAATGTACGCAAGCGCTGAAGTTAGCGCCATAGTGCCGATTGCTTTCCAATCAAATGTTAAACTACCTGCTTCAACGGTTTGATAAACTACGGTAATAACAGACGATAAAACCGCCATAATTAACCCTTTAATAAAATCGCTCGAATTAAGATTTAAAAATGTACTCATAATTTATTTTTTTGATTTTTTATAAATAGAATAAACGCCACTAATAATAGCAATTAACGACGCAGTAAAAGTTAATATAGGTTGAATATCCGACAAAGACACTACGGCACAAATTCCGCTTATTGCTGTTAATGGTGGATTATGTTGATTCATTATTTTAAATTTAATTCCCTTCGTATTCTATTGACCATAAATACAAATCTGTTGGAATCGCCTCATCTGTAATTTCATAAAGATTTGATTCGTTTAATATTTTTGGGTGGTTTTCCAACGTATCAGTCCAATCATTTGTATTTACAATTACATAAACTAAACGATTGTTTTCCGTTGGTAACTCCTTTATTTTTCTGCGTATGTATCTCATATTAGTTTGTATAATAAGTTACTGTTGCTTGAGCATATATGGCTGTACTTGCTGTAAAAGACATAAATATTTCAAAACCATTATTGCCTGAATTATTACGTAATCCACCTCTTATAGCCGCAGCTAAATTTGTTAATGCAGTCCCAGTATTACCGATTGCAGGATATAAATAAGCACTTACCGAATTTAATCCTGTTGGCTTTACTGGTGTTGGAGCATCTGCTGGCAATGCAACCGTAAAACTACCATTTGCACCTGCTGAAACTGTTGCATAAACTAAAGATATATTTAGCGTAACCATATTACCTATTCTGGTCCATCTATAAGTATGTGTTGTTGCACCTGATGGAGCTGATGATCCC